CCTCTGATTGGGAGGTAGTAGATGGACTTCTTTTCATGGAAGGAAAAATCTTAGACGATAGAAACATGGCTGGAGACAGTTTAGGGGTAAGAAGGCTTCAGACTGAGTTTGCTTTATTTCCTCTGCCTACTCTTGTGTGGGATATTGTAGGAATAATCAAACAACGAACAAACTATTTCATAGATAGTGCAGGAATTCCGTTCATCTATGAAAAAACAAAGACAGTATCACTAAAGTACGAAAAAATAGTAAAGGTAGAAAGAAAAGGTATAGCAAGTATTATACGACTCAATGGAGTAAAAAAGGCATTAAAAGTAATAAGACCTCCAGAACCTGGAATGTCTTGGGCGGGTGTACTATTTCTTAATAAGTACCCTTGGGTAGTCTATGACTTCTCTGAAGAGAAGAAAAAGGACACGTGGAGAAAGGTGTAATGGCAAGAAAAAATAGGTTAATAGCAGCAGCAAACTTGAATCTGCAAGAAATAGAGCCTCTAACACAGAATCAGCTATTAGCATTTGAAGCCGACAATAATCTAGTATTACATGGAGTGGCAGGTACAGGTAAAAGTTTTATCTCCTGCTATTTAGGATTCGATGACATTCTAAAGAATGACAAAGAAAGAATAGTCTTAATCAGAAGTGCAGTACCTACTAGAGACATTGGATTTTTACCCGGAAACGAGAAAGAAAAGGCCTCTGTATACGAAGAGCCTTACAAAGACATTTGTATAGAGTTATTTCAGCGCGGAGACGCTTATGAAATACTGAAAACAAAGGGAATATTTTACTTTATGACTACCTCTTTCATACGAGGAGTTACTCTGAGAGACGCAGTAGTTATAGTTGACGAGTGTCAAAATATGTCTTTTCATGAGTTAGATTCTATTATAACTCGAATTGGAGAAAACTGCAAAGTAGTATTCTGTGGAGACTTTAGACAGGCGGATCTAGAAAAGAATGGGCTGAAAGATTTTATTCGAGTACTAAAAGCGATGGGTAAAGAATTTACTCTAATAGAGTTTGAAATTAAAGACATAGTGCGAAGTGACTTTGTGAAGAAATATATTACAGCAAGGACAGACTTAGGTATATGAAAGCCGTTTTAAGCAATCGAATTTACATGGATTGCGATGAAAATTTACAAAGAGAAATCGATAAGGAACTTACTTATCGTATACCTTCGTACGACCCAAAAGAGCCACCTTTTGTCATAAAAAATATGGGAATAGTTAGAAAAAACCTAATCACTATTCCTATAGGCAGACAAGATTTAATACCTTCGAACTATGAAATTGTAGATAAACGATACCTAGAACCAGTTGAGTTTCCTGAGTTTAAGTTTGATCTACGAGAAAGCCAAGCAGAAGTATACAATGATATACAAGATAATGCTATCATCAATGCTTGGGTAAGTTGGGGTAAAACCTTCACGGGGTTGGCTATAGCCGGAAAACTCGGACAGAAAACTCTAGTTGTAACTCATACTGTACCACTACGAAACCAATGGGCAAAGGAAGTAGAGAAAGTCTATGGATTTACTCCAGGTGTCATTGGCAGTGGCAAGTTTGAGACAGATACTCCAATAGTGATTGGCAACACTCAGACTTTGTATAGAAACATTACAAAGATAAACAAGATGTTTGGCACAGTTATACTAGACGAGATGCACCATGTAAGTAGTCCAACTTTTTCCAGAGTTATAGACACAAACTATGCACGTTACAAAGTGGGATTGTCTGGAACAATTGAACGAAAAGATGGAAAGCACGTTGTGTTTCGTGACTATTTTAGTTCAAATGTGTATAAGCCACCAAAAGAAAATTTTATGCAACCATCTGTGCAGATTTGGAAATCTGAAATACGATTTGTAGACGGTGCGCGTATACCTTGGGCAAATAGAGTGACTGCTCTCGCAAATAACGAAGAGTATCGACACAGTATTGCCATGATTGCCTCCGCATATGCTCAAAAAGGGCACAAAGTGTTGGTAGTAAGCGACCGAGTGGGCTTTTTGAAGTCATGCGCCGAACTGAGTGGCGAAAAAGCAGTATGTGTTACAGGTGAGGTTCCTCACGAGGAAAGAGAAACGCTAATAAATGAGATTTTAAGTGGTCGTAAGTCCATTTTATACGGAACTCAAGCAATTTTCTCTGAAGGAATCTCAGTAAACAACCTAAGCTGCTTGGTATTAGGTACGCCTATTAATAATGAGCCTCTTCTTACTCAATTAATAGGTAGAGTTATAAGAAAAGAAGAAAATAAACTAAATCCTGTAGTTGTAGACGTTCATCTGAAAGGAAATACTGCCAGTAGACAGGCTTCCAACAGAATAGGATATTACATGAAACAGGGTTACCAGATAAAAGAGCTGTAAAAAAATAACACTTGACAATAAAGATAAAGTTTGATATAATATGTTGTTATACGATTGGAAAAAGATATTTAAGTATAGTAAAGGCACTCCCTCCGAGGCTTTTCTTATATTTAAGACTCATGCTGAAAAACCTCTACCAAAGAATAAATTCGATCCAGTCTATAAATATTCTAATATTAACTTTTCGGGCGAGAGCTTTCTAGTACATCCTGACGTACTGTTAGCTAACGCCCACAAGTATACGCAGAGAGAACTCTGTGTATATCTTTCTCTAGCAAGTATTCGTTCTCTGTCTGATTTTGCTATAGGCAGAGAAACTTGGCTAGATATGGTGTACGTTGACTCAGATTCTGAGTTAGTAAATGAAGAAATTAAAAACAGCAGTCTACTTTATGTAGAGAATAACAGGCTCTATTTTCTATATGAAGAAGTCCCAAAGGAGAAATTACAATGGCATTAGCATTCAATCAAACAAAGGGCGAAGCCCAAAAATCTAGCATCGTTACTTATCAGTACAGAGATGGCGACAATAGAGTTCGTCTAGTAGGCGATGTACTTGCTCGGTATGTATACTGGATTACTGGAGAGAACAACAAGAATATCCCTCTTGAGTGTCTTTCTTTTGATAGAAACGAAGAGCGTTTCAATAACAAAGAGAAAGATTGGGTTCGTGAATTTTACCCTGATCTGAAGTGTGGCTGGAGCTACGCAATGCAATGTATTGACAATGGAGAAGTCAAAGTTATAAACCTAAAGAAGAAGCTGTGGGAGCAAATCCTTACTGCAGCAGAAGATTTGGGTGATCCTACCGATCCAGATACAGGCTGGGATGTTTGCTTTAAGCGAGTAAAAACAGGCCCACTGCCTTACAATGTAGAATATCAACTACAGGCTTTGAAGTGCAAAGCAGCTTCCATCAGCGATGATGATAAAGGATTGCTTGTAAATCTAAAGTCAATGGACGATGTAATGCCTCGTCCAACTCCTGATGCTCAGAAAGAGTTGTTAGATCGACTTCGTTCTGCTCCTTCAGGCGATGAAATTGATGAAACTCTTGAAGATGAGTTTAATGTTGCATGATATTATTTACCGCAGATTGGCATATAAAACTGGGACAGAAAAATGTCCCAGTTGATTGGGCAAAGAATAGATACAATCTGTTCTTTCAAAAAATCCAAGAGATAGAGCAGGAGTGTTCACTTCACATTATCGGTGGAGATCTATTTGACAGAGTGCCAACTATGGAAGAACTGGAACTTTACTTCTCGTTTATTCGGGGAGTAAAGATTCCTACTATAATCTTTGATGGTAATCATGAAGCGACAAAAAAGAATTATACTTTCTTCTCTCAACTAAAGCAAGTAACCAGAGACATAAATCCTTTAATTCATGTGGTAGATATATCATATGTTGATGAAGGCTACGGTTTTGGAATCTTGCCGTACAGAGAGCTACACAAGAAAGGAAGTATAGAAAAGTTTGATACAAGTAAACCTTTGTTTACTCATGTTCGAGGTGAAATACCTCCTCATGTAAAGCCAGAGGTAGACCTAGATAGGTTTAGCGAGTTTCCTGTAGTCTTTGCTGGTGACTTACACTCTCACTCAAATACGCAGAGAAATATTGTATATCCAGGTAGTCCAATGACTACATCTTTTCATAGAGCAAGGGTCGAAACGGGGTATCTACTGATTGATGAAACCAGTTGGAATTGGATGTGGGAAAGGTTTGATCTTCCACAGCTAATCCGTAGAACTGTAAGAAGTCCTGAAGAAATGGTAGAAACTGAGTATGATCACACTATCTATGAGATAGAAGGCGATATACAAGAACTAGCAAATGTGGAAAACTCTACTCTTTTAGACAAAAAAGTTATAAAACGATCTTCCGAAGCATCGTTAATTATAGAAAAAGAAATGACAATCGAAGAAGAGTTGGCAGAATATTTAAGATATATTCTATCGCTAAAAGAAGAAAACATTTCAAATATTTTAGGCACATATAATGATTACTCTCAAGCAGTTGAAATGGAGTAACTGTTTCAGCTACGGAGCTGATAACGAGTTATTTCTCAATAATAGTACACTGACACAGATAATAGGAACTAACGGGGTAGGCAAGTCGTCTATCCCGTTAATTATTGAAGAAGCACTTTTCAATAAAAACTCGAAAGGAATTAAGAAGGCAGATATACCAAATAGGCATACTGATAGTGGTTATAGTATATCTTTGTCTTTTTCAAAAGATTCTTCAGAGTATGAAATTATAATAAATAGAAAGACTAACATAAAGATAAATCTCATAAAGG